CATTTTAGTCTCATCCGAACCAGCTTGTAATAACTTAAGAAATGGTAAAGCCAAATCGTCTTTATCTATATTCTCAAGTCCTGCGCCAGCATCTTGAACAAAATTCAATTCCGCTGGTAAGTTACCTTCTTTTTTGACTGTTAAGTCGCTTGTCTCTTGTGACATGTTATTTGCTCCTTGTTATTTTTGTTTTGTTTCCCTTAAACAGATTAAAATGTTCAGAAGGCAAGTCTTGCTTTGCTTCAACTCGCTCTCTGTACAGTGCTTTAAGAGTCATAGGCTCAACTTTCAGTTTTTGTGAAGGTTGATATCCTTTACTCTCTGCAAGGCTAGTGTATTCACTCGCCTTGTCGTCTTCGCCGCGACCAAAGGAAACAGTAATCTCATTTTTAATAAGATCACCTAGGTCGTTATCTCGAAGCCATTGGTAAGCGCCTTCCCTGTTTGCTACAGGAATTGTTGCGCTATAAACTTCTTTAACTTCTATGGCAGAACCATCTTGAAGTTTAAGAGTTTTTAATTTCATTGATTCCATAATTTCAGGAATAACTTCGGAAGAAATTTTATCAGCTCTTTCCTTTTTTTGTTTTAAAAGAGCTTCTTCTTTCTCAATTTCTCCTTCTAATTTTTGAAGATCAATTACGTAGTTAGAAAGACTTCTAACATTTTCAAGTTCATTAACTTGTTGAGGGGCATCCTCAACGAACTGTTCTCTTAGATTTTCATTACTCATCAATTTCTCCTTTCTCATATAGATTGATTTTAATTGGATAGTACATTCTTTCTTGTCGATCCCATTTAAGTAAATTGTATTTACCGCTAGTTATATCCGACACTACTGAACATGCAACACCAATAATAGCGGGATCGCCTGTAAGTAGTAAATAATCTTCTTCTTTAAAATTTTTTAACTTTTGTCTTAAAGAAAAAATTATAGGACCTGGACTAAAAATAATTTGAGAGTCCTCTTTTAGCAAGACCTTAATCTCGCCATATTTTTGAGCCCCCATTATATTAATTTTAGGCCTACCTTCTCGGGTACCTGGGATTTCTTGAATAACATATACTATCGCTTTGTCTTTCATGCTTGACAATATAGTATTGAATGTTTATATTGTCAACTAGAAAGTAGAAAATTATGAATTATAAATTTAAGACTAAGCCCTACGCGCATCAAATTACTGCGTTGGAAAAATCATGGAATAAAAAAGTATTTGCGTACTTTATGGAAATGGGAACCGGTAAGACCAAAGTTGCCATTGATAACATGGCTATGCTTTATGATAATGGCAAAATTAACGGTGCGTTAATTATTGCGCCTAAAGGTGTATATAAAAACTGGTATTCCCAAGAAATACCTGACCATTTAGCTACGCATATAAAACCTAAAACGGTTTTATGGCAGGCTACAATTAATCAAAAGCAACAAAAACTATTAGATACTTTATTTGAAACAGGTCATGACTTTCATATTTTAGTTATGAATGTTGAAGCATTTAGTACCAAGAAAGGTGTCGATTTTGCGGCAAGATTTTTAAACTCACATAACACCTTTATGGTTATTGACGAATCTACAACTATTAAAAATCCAGGAGCTAAAAGAACAAAGAATATTGTGGCTTTAGGTAAATATGCAAAGTATCGTAGGATTATGACAGGATCTCCTGTAACTAAATCTCCCTTAGACTTATATAAACAATGTGAATTTTTAGATGAGTACTTATTAGATCATTCTTCTTATTATACCTTTAGAACTAGATACGCCATTATGCGTAAGGCTAATTTTAATGGGAGATCAGTAGAGATAGTAGTAGGTTATAAGAATTTAGGAGAATTGTCAGATAAACTTAAACCATTTTCATATCGAGTTTTAAAAGATGATTGTTTAGACCTACCTAAAAAGACTTTTATGAAAAGGGTTATTACATTAAGTGCTGAACAACAGAAGGTATATAAGCAAATGAAAGAAATGGCTTTAGCTCAGTTGAATGGTAAACTTTTAACTACTGCCAATGCTTTATCTCAACTGATGAGACTCCACCAAATTACATGTGGCCATTTTAAAGCTAATGATGGCTCAACTCAGGTTCTTAAGAATAATAGGTTAAATGAGTTAAGTGAGCTATTAGAAGAAGTAGAAGGAAAAGCTATTATATGGGCCCATTACCAATATGATGTTCAAACGATTATAGATGCCATTACGAAAGAATATGGTGAGGAGGCTGTTGTGGACTATTATGGTAAAACACCTAATGAAGAAAGACAAGATAATATCAAAAAATTTCAGTCCGACCCTAAGTGCCGGTTTTTGGTTGGAACCCCCTCTACGGGCGGCTATGGCCTTACATTGACGGCTGCTAGCACCATGATTTACTATTCTAACGGATATGACCTAGAGAAGCGTCAACAGTCCGAAGCGAGAATTGACCGAATAGGACAAGAAAAACCTATGACCTATATCGACATAATATGTGAAGATACGGTTGATGAGAGAATTGTAAAAGCTTTAAGAAAGAAGATTAATATAGCTACTGAAATAATGGGAGAACAGTTAAAAGACTGGATTTAATCTCAGAAAATGTAGGACTCGTACGCGTAGCGCGCTAGAATTTTTTATTCTACGACTTTTCCATCTTTCCACTTCATTTCCGGTAAACCGTTTTCGTAACTTTTTCCGTCGTAAGTTAAAATCTGTTTTCTGTTAGCACCTTTTTCATTGTACGACACGTGGATCCAGCCCGCAGCCGGATCATCTTTTTTGTAGTACTCGAGAATCAATTGATCAAAGTCCACGTTATTAGACAGCCAGTAAGCCGTCTTAATATTTGGTATGCCTGCTATTTCAAAGTCAACCGCCTGGCCCTTTGCATGCTGCGACGTTTTTTTGCTGCCGATCGCTTCACAAAGCGCTTCGGAGCGGTAGCCAG